GTTGAAGATTGCCCAGGATATGGGTAAGGCCGCCGCAGGTGAATCACCTGAGGACACATTGCTGTCCATTCTTGCCGGACTACAGAAGAGGTATGAGTGAACGCCACTCGGATCTGTGACGACCTCGAAACAATAGGGCAGATTCGGACGCAGGATGGCTTGCGTCCATTGGTGTTGTTCCCCTGGCAGCGCGAGTTCATCAAGGCGGTTCTAACACATGACCGTGTTGCCGTGTTGAAGAGTCGCGATATTGGCAGCTCTACTGTGGCAGTCATTCTGTATACCTACCTTGCGATGGTGTTTGGGGGCGATCTGGTTATCTGTTCATACAAGCTGGACTCTGCCAAGTCGCTATTCGAGACTGCGCGGACGTTCATTGCCAATTTACCTGAAGCGTGGCAACCCATAGCAAAGCTGAAAACGGATACGGACTACCATGCAATACTTCCCAACGGATCACACCTGAGGGCAATGGAAATGACGAAGAACGTAGGCCGTTCATTTCGAGCCAAGTATTTACTGGCAAGTGAGCTGGCGTTTTGGAGTTCCCCCCGTGAAAGCTGGCAAGCTGTGTCTGGTAGCGGCGTTGCGGGTATGTCGATTACTGCAGAGAGCACTCCCAACCCCGGCCCCGAAGGTTCACTGTTTGAGAGTTTGCTGGACAACCCCGCGTGGTTCAGGATGGAACAGAACTATGAGGGCAATCCAGCACATACCGAAGCGTGGCGTATTGCGAAACTGGCAGAACTGGATGGTGATGCTGAAAGGTTCGCTCAGGAGTATGCGTGTAGTTTGAACAAAGCCTCGATGAACAAGTCTGTCATTCCTCTTGCCTCAATCATTGCCGCTATGGACAGGGTTCACACTGGAACTGATTTGCCCCATGTTCTTGGAATCGACTGCGCGCGCTTTGGCAGTGACAACTCGGTTATAACTGTCCGGCACGGCAACGCAGTCCTGAGTCAGGAAATCATCCACGGCATGGACCTAATGGCTTTGGCTAAGCGCACCCGGGATGTGGCCGCAGAAGATCACAGTGAGACGATTAATATTGACGCCATAGGAATTGGGGCTGGCGTGGTTGATGCTTTGAGCGACATGGGGGTCGAGGGCGTAAACGGTATCAACGTTGCGGAGTCCGCTTGGAATAGCGAGAAATTTGCCAATAGGAAAAGCGAGGCATGGTGGTCTCTTCGTGACCGCTTTATGAACGACGATATCTGCATTCCCGATGATCAAGACCTGAAGCGGGAGTTGCTCTGTAACTATCACTACACCATATCACAAAAGATCGCCATTCAGAGTAAGGATGAGGTCAAGGCCGCGCTTGGAAGGTCGCCCGACCGTGCCGACAGTCTCGTATTGGCGTTCATGGAAAGCATGTGTGTGGTTGCATGAAAACAGACGAAGAACGCAAGCAGAGTCATCGCGAAGCTTGTCGGCGTTCTAATCTAAAGCATGCCGACCACGTAAGGGCACACCGTGCTGAATATAAAGCGGCGCATAAGAAGGAAACCCATGAGTGGTATATGGACAACCGAGACGAAGTGATTGCTCGCGCTGCTGCGTGGAAGGCCTCACATCCCGAGAGCGGTGCTGAATATTATGCAAGGCACATTGAACAAACGCACGACCATCATGTTGCCTACTATCAAGAACATAGGGTGGAAATGGACGCCAAGAGTGCCGCGTGGACTCAGGCACATCCAGATTTGATGAGGGCGATTAAGGCGAAGTCTCAAAAGGCACACCCTGAAACGGCGCGGAAGGTTAAAGCCAAACGTCGCGCATTAGGCTTCATTCCCTTGAACCAGCCGTTTGAAGGCTGTAATGGTCATCACGTCGACCGTGAACGTGTTGTGTATATTCCCGAGGTGTTGCACATGAGTATCCGGCATAACGTCTGGAATGGCCGCAACATGGACAAGATCAACGCTGCTGCCTTTGACTATTTATCCAAGCAAGGGGTGGCACAGTGAACTGGTTACAACGACTGCGTGGCAAGAGTGAGGTACTCGGGGCTGTTGCCTTCAACGACATTATGAGCGTTTTGTACCCAGAGAGGGGTCAAGCGATCGTCACCGATGCAAGGTCGGCAGTAGACAAATCCGTATGGATTATGAGAGCAGTCTCTACGGTTTCGACAAGGGTGGGCTCATTGCCGTGGAAGTTGTTCAAGGGAGACAAGGCCGTTGAAGGCATGTCCGGTGCTTTGACTAGACCATCACCAAACCAGACCGGCACAGAGTTCATTGAGAGAATCGTTGCTTGGCAGCTTTTGCATGGCACAGGCATGGTCTATGTCGAAAAGCCCGCCATAAAGGGCATCACCGTTCTCGACGCCGACATGGTTCACATCGATCAGGGCGGCAACATCCAGTATCGCGATGGTAAGTCAGACAGACAGCTGGACAAGTCAAACATCGTGCTGTTCCCGAACTTTTCACTGTCCGGTCAGCTTGGACTCTCTGAACTACGCCCCATTCTTGACACCGCCAACATGGATGAAGGTGCTAAGCAAGTCTGGAACAGTCAGATGTCCTCAGGCGGTGCCTTAGCTGGACTGATGACGACTGATTTCAAGTTGACCGGACCTGAACTTATGGCTGCGAAGAAGGCATGGGAGGAAAAGTATAGCGGTATCCAGAAGGCGGGCGGCATTGGCTGGCTATCTGCTGGGTATCACTTTGAGAAACTTGGAATCAGCGCAGCAGATCTGAAACTGCTGGAAGTCTCGAAGGTTACCCGTGAGGAAATAGGCGCAGCGTTTGGTGTGCCTGGCGTGTTTTTGAATGATACGCAAAGTGTGGACTACAGCAACGCTCAGACGCAAGAGCGCATCCTCTACTCGAATACTATCATACCCAAGGCCGACAGATTAGCGGATAGGATTACCACGTTCCTACTGCCGCTGTTGCCAGGACTTAAGGGTTTGACGTTCCGATTTGACTATACGGGTATCGAGTGTCTACAGGCGAACAGGCTAGAGCGGGCACAGAGTGATGAGATAGAGTTCCGCTCTGGCAAGTTGACCATTAACGAAGCGCGGATACGGGATGGACTGAAGCCAGTTGCGTGGGGTTCGGCATGGTGGGCTAGTGCAATGTTGGTTCCCATTGTCTCATCTGAGATTATAGAGCCGACATATACCCCCATAGTGGCAGACGATCTGCCCGCTGAAACTCCACCTGAGCCTGCTGCAGCCCCGCCACAAGAACCAAAGGGGTTGAAGGCACTCCATACACCGGAAGCACGTAAACTCATCGCTAAGGCGTTTATATCGAAGGTTAAGCCCGAGGAAAAGAAATTTGCCGCTGAGACCATGAAGGTGTTCAACTCACAAGCAAAACTTGTGACATCGTGGGTTGAAGGTGGCAAATCAATGATAGAGCCTACCCGTGAGGATTGTGACGCTTTGACAAAAGCCATGGACTTAGATGAAAGCAACATGGTAGAGATTGCACTTGATGAGTACAAGTTGAAGGCGTTTCGATATAAGGCGGCAATAGTCAAACCTATCCGACGCTTGCTGGATGATAAGGACTTCGTGAGCAACTGGCACTCGCTATTCGTGGCGTTTGGTAGGCAAGCCGCTGAAGACGTTGCTGCTCGTTACAGCATGATAGTTCCCGATGGCTCAGCTATCCTCAAATGGATCCGTTCGCAAGAGAGCAAGCACAGCAAACTTGTAAACGATACGACTGCCGATGAGATTAGCAAGATATTGGCTGATGCTCGGGCAAATGGTCAATCTATTCCCGAGATGGTCAAGGCCACGAAGGGCTACTTCGATAATGTGGCTTACCGCGCAGAGCGTGTGGCGCGATGCAATGTCATAGCCGTCAACAATGCCTCGGCTCAGGACGTTTATGTAGAGAATGGAGTAGAGAAGCATGAGTGGTTATCCACGAACGATGACCGCACCCGCGATGACCATGTGACGGCAGACGGGCAGGTGGTGGGAATCAATGAACCGTTCAGCATTGGGGGGGAATCCCTGATGTACCCCGGTGATCCTGCCGGAAGCGCTGATGAAACTATAAACTGCCGTTGCAGTATTTTGCCGGTCGTGTAGTCATGAGAAAAGGACAGCGCATGACAGAAGAACAACGGGCGTGGCAAAGCAAGGTGCATATGGGGCAGCCCATGTCTGAGGCGTCTCGTGTTGCATTACTGAAAGCGAATACGGGGCGGCATATGACACAGAAAAACCGTGAGGCTTTGCTTGCCGTACACGTTGGTTCGCATAAGTCAGATGCTTGTAAGGCGGCCATCAGCCGAGCCAATTCAGGAAAGTGTCCGTCGCTGGAAACTAGGGCGAAGATGTCTGTATCTCATATGGGGAATGGCTGGCGAATGACGCCCGAGGGGCATGCTTCTTTATCTGCTCGCAGGGGTCCGCTGTCGAACTCATGGAAGGGCGGCATTACCCCGGCAAATGTGGTACTTCACAACAGCCTTGACTATGCCACTTGGCGCCGCGCCGTATATGGACGCGATGACTTCACTTGTCAGGTTTGTGGCAAACGAGGCGGGGCTATTGAGGCGCATCACATCAACAACTTCGCAGAGCATGAGGACAAGCGATTTGATATAGAAAATGGGGCGACGTTGTGCGACCCATGTCACAAGAAGTTTCATTCGATCTTCAGCAATCGGCACAATACGCTGCAAGAATTGCAGACGTTTGTAATGGCACAGGAGGCATGACGTGGATGCGACAAGCATGAAGAGAGTGATGTATCCCATAACGCGCGGCGAGACCGTTGGTGATATTTACTATGCCACGATTACGGATAACTCCGTCGATCGCCAAAATGAGATTGTTGACCCCGATGGAGTCGACATTAAGAACTTCCTGTTAAATGGCCCCGTTCTCTATGGCCACGCTTACCAGGGTATAGAGTCTATTCCCGTGGGCAAGATGGTGTCGCTTTCCCTTGTCCATGAAAACGAACGCAAGAAATGGGATGCAGGATTTGTGTTTCAGGGAGACGATGTGACGCCCCTGATTTCTGCTGTTCATAAAAGTTGGGAGCGCGGATTTTTGAACGCCGTTTCCATTGGCTTTCTTGCCAAAGAGTATGACGGTAACACCATCACAAAGTCTGAACTATTGGAGTTCAGCATTGTTCCCGTTCCCGCCAACCCTATGGCATTGAGGCTCAATGGGTTCACGGATCCCGAAATCAAGGCGCTTGGAGTCGATGTGACACCCGAAACACTGATTGCCGATCTTGAAGCAATGGTATCGACTAAGGAAGGGCGCGTGCTGTCAGCTAAGAACTATGAGCTGATTACCAACGCCATTGATGCGCTTACTGCGCTACGTGAAGCAGCTACGACTGAGCCGAAAGCTGAATCATGGCTGGAAATGTTGCATAAGGCGCTAGGGGCATAAATAACGATGGGGCATGTTGCGTGGAATAAGGGGATTCCGATGTCGGAGTCTGTTCGGGCCGCGCTACTGAAGGCAAATCGTGGTCGTTCGCTTTCAGAGGAACACAAGGCAAAACTGTCTGCGATTAGTAGCGCCGCATCTCCTGAAACTCGCGCAAAGATTTCTGCGGGCCTGATGGGGCACAAGATGTCTGACGTAAACAAGGCCGCATTATTGAAGTCTCACCTCGGGCTTAAGCAGTCCCCTGAATGGTGCGCTAACAAGGCCGCGTCAATTACCGGTCCGCTTAGCCACAACTGGAAGGGCGGGGTTACTCCTCAAAAAGAGCTTATTCGGGCAAGCGCCCCTTATGCAAATTGGCGCACTGCCGTATTTGAGCGTGACGATTTCACTTGTGCAATTTGTGGTGAGCGTGGCAAGAGGTTGCAAGCGCATCACATGGATTGTTTTGCAGATTTTCCAGAGAAGCGATTGGACGTGGATAACGGTATCACGTTCTGTGTGGACTGCCACAAACAATTCCATCTTCAGTATGGAACAAGACACAATCGCCGGTGGCAG